ACGTTTTTTTCCTCGCGTCACGAGACTATATAACAGGTAAGACCGGTAAGACAGGTAAGACCTTATTAAAAAAGCCAGTGTTTATGCGGCTTCAAGGGTCTTACCAAGGTCTTACCTTTTAGAAATCAGGTAAGACCTTTTAGTCAAAAGGCAGTGTCTCCTGCTCATAATTTTCGACTTGCACAAACCCATCTTTGTCCGTAGTATCGTCATCCTCTGGCAGGTTGAATTTGATGTAGCTCGATTTGATTCCATATACCTTCGTCTGATGTACCATCTTCCCTTGCGAATTGCGCACCAGATAACCTTTCTCTGCCCATTTTCGGCTTACTGCCGTATAGTCGAATCCATTCTGATCCAGAAAACTTAAAAGTACATCACGGTTCACGATCAGCTTCCCGCCATCGATCTTTCCCCAGACCTCGCCCTTATTCAGCGAGTTTTCGGCTTTCGGATCTTCAAAACGGATCTGGTACTTTGCAACCCAGTTCAACACCTGCTGATATGCGCGCTCAGCAATATCCACATCAAGTGCACTCTGCAGGTACTGCTTTACCTGAACAATCTGCAGCGGCTGCTCTGCCGTAAAAAAGAGCTTCACCGCAATCTCATCTGCCAACAGCATGCAGGCCATAGCCATAGCCTGCTTGTCCGTAGTGTCCAGCTTACAGAGTTCCTCAAAGATTTCTCTGTAACGGTCCATGATTTTGCAGGTTTCTGTCTCCTGTATGTACTCCACAAACTTTCTTCCGGCAAAGCCATAATTCTCCTGCACCATGCTGCTCACATAATGGCCGTCTGTCACCAGTGGACCGTCTATTGCGATCTCGATAACACGGTTTTTTGAACCACCTCCGGAGTTCACCTTCGTGATCGGTTCCTCGCCGGTAAAGATAAAACTGTTCTTCCAGGTCTTGGTATCCTCTACACCGCCATAAGCCTTCGCTCGGCCGCGATCCACGCCCTCTGTGATCTGGTAGATCAGCTGGTCAAAATTTCCCTGCCATTTGTCCTTGATGGTCTGCAGCTCATCTCCCGCAAAAGGGATGCTGCATAAAAAAGCTGCATTACGCATAATGGCATTCTTGGTCATGTTCATGGTCTTTACCAGACCGCCCATCCGCGGGTTCCCCCAGATGGACATTGCCACCATAAGCGCCACCGTCTTTCCTGTTCCGGTCGTTCCCCACAAGTGCAGCACAAACGGCAGTACCTTAAGCGGCTCCAGAAGCACAGAAGCGAAGCTTGCTGCCATCATCATGCGCAGGGGTATATTCTTCCTGAGATCACTGCAAAGCTTCTTCCAGACGTCAAAATCGCCCTTTTCAGACACATTTTTAAAGATCGCCTCGAAATCCATTCCACCCTCGTACCGGATATCTTTCTCATACGGGGTAAAGGCTGCACCGACCCATCCCAAACGGTTAATGGATTTCTTCGGTTCCAGAGCGACAGGATTGTAACCTACGCAGTCACTGATATAACGCACCAGACTCTTCGCATTGTCGGAAGTAACCTCAATGCCATATTGGGACAGCACGTCCACAATTTTGTTGCTATTGGCGCAAACAGACCGGTCTACCGTAATATGCTGCCAAGACGCTGACTTGAAGTAGGCAAGCGTGATCCTTTCCTCCGATGTATCCACGTTTTTAAGGATCTCGATCGGCATAATCGGATGACTGCACGCAATCACCGGAATCGGCTGCATATTCTTATCGTACCGGATCGTTTTCACGCCCATATCGGTAGCGCTCCATTCTGCACAGATCAGTTCCAGCGGCTGATCGGTAAAAGCCGTTTTGTTGCCGGTCTGGCGCATCCGCTGAATATAGTCAAGCTGGAACTGCTTCAACAGATTGTTAAACTCCGTGCTGCGCTTTAAGATCTTGGCTTCGTTCCGCAATGCCTCAATATACTTCTGCCGTTCCACATTGTCCTCAATCTCAAAGATCCGGTAAAAGATTTCATCCGGAAATGGACTCTGCCGCTCCAGCTTAGCTATACCAGTCAGTAACTCTTCGTTCGACTTTTCCAATTTCACTCACCGCCTTCTTGTCTGCGTATACCTGTTCCGGACACTGCTCCAGACATTCAAGCAGGTAGTCCACATACGATAAATTGCCCAGCCCCTCCCAGAAATGCCTGTCCTGCGTTCTGACCGCCTCGCACAGGAGACTTCGGTACACCATTAGCCATTTCCTCGCATATCGGATAAACTCGTCTTTCTCGCGCCTGTAGCGCTTCTTTTTCTCTGCTTCACGTTTCTCCCGATATGAGACCGGCTCCTCAATGGGAATCCCAAAGGCCTGCGCCAGCTCCTTAGCTGCATCATAATTATTTACGCCGAGGTATCTTGCCACAAACTTGACCTGATCCCCACCGGATCCACATGCAAAACAGTAATATCCTTTTCCATCCGGATAGATCTTCATGGATGGATGCTGGTCCTTATGGAACGGGCACAGGCATTTATCCTTTATGACACGCAGGCCGCAATACTCTACGGCCTGCTGCATCGTTACTGATTCCTTAACTTTCCGGTACAGTTCCGGATCATAAGAACGGGATTCCCTCATCTCCGGCTCCTTCCGGAATATTCATAAAACCATTGCCGTCCACCATAGACGGCGGCGCCGCATTTGCCTGTGCCTGCTGGCTTCCGGCTCCCGGTCCTTCCGGAAGAAGCTCGTCCTCCGGAACCTCTGCCTCTGAAAGTCCTGCCAGACTGCGGATCTGCCACAGCTCCGTAACGATCGGACGGTTTCCGTTCTCGGCTTCATACTGTCTGCGACGGAAGATTCCACCAAATTTCTTGCCGTTCAGCGTTTTCTCGTTGTCATCTTTGTCCCACTGGAATGTAAAGTTGTTTGAACGTTCGATTGAGGTAATAATACCCTTAAACCAGGAAAGTCCCTTGCCTTCCATGTTCTGTTTAAACACGCCACGCCACTTCGCTCCGGAAGGATTCTGTGATTTGTCATTATCAAACATCTTCTGGTAGAAGCCCTTCTGATCACCCTCTGCAATGTCATACAGAATTACAAACTGCTCGTTTCCGTTCTTGGACTTCTGTGTCGCAACCCGCTTGATCACGCACACATACTTTCCTTTCGGCAGCTGCTGGAACTCCCCAGTATAAGCTGCCGCCTCATCATATCCTGTTGGTTTCTTAATCATTCCTGCTTGTCCTCCTTGGCTTTATACTTCTCCCATCCATAGAAATCACGGATGGTGTCATCCACTAACTTCAGGTTATTTTCGATTTCTGGGCTCTCAAACATATCCTCCGGCGTCTTCGTAATATCGGATCCATCCGTAACTGTCCGGAAGAAATGCGTCCCGTTTTCACTCATGCAGCGAATGCAGATCGTCACCATGCCCTCCAGACAAACCTTGCGGTCCAACTGCTTTCCAATGGTTCTAAGACGGGAGACACCGAAGTCATCCGTGTCCTCATGGAAAATGATGTATACGATCTTTTCCGGATCCTTTACCTCATCCTTGATTCTCTTGACAAGACCATACATGGCATCTGCAATATCGTCATACATCTCAAAAGATGCATTGCCTTTTTTATTCCGGTGTTGGGACATGAACAGGTGCGTCATAATATACCCGGCGTCATCGATCACGAAGACTTTCT